GCACCGGCGGCCAGCAGTTCCCCGCGTAAACTGACCTGCGCGGTTTCGTTTCGCCTGGCAATTCCCTGCGAAACGGAAAGCTGATTTTTCAGCATTCCGATCACGTTTTTTTGTTCCATTGCGACCTTGTTTGCCCGTTCGAAAGAGCGGGACAGATTGCCGTTTTCATGGCGCAGCCAGAGCACAACCGCAATCAGCACGGCCAGCAAAAACAACATTACTTTCATTGGATCCCCCTGAAGCAGTAGGCACGCTCACGCGCGCGCCGGTTTTCCAGCCCTTTGTTAACTTCGCCATTCACGTAAACCCAGCGGGTTAGCTGGTTGCACGCCTGCGGCCATTGCTGGCGCTTGATAAACGAGACCAGCGTCGACCGGCAGGCCGCGCCAGTTCCCACGTTGAATGAGAAGCTGACCAGCGCGTCGTAAACGTGCTGAGGCATTTTCACCGGCGCGCAAACGGCCAGACGTTTCTCGACGTTCAGCACATCCGCGACGAGGTTCGCCGCCGCCTGTCGCTCAGTGATTTCCCCTTTCGGGACGACGCCTGCAGTGTGGCCGATGCCTGACGTCCACACTCCCGCGCTGCACTGGTAAGGCGTCAGGCGACAACCTTCAAGGTCGGCAATCAGCGCCAGCCCCCCGGGCGAGGTATTAAGCAGACGAAAGTCAGGCATCAGCGCCGCCAGCGCCAGCACTGCGGCCACACTGCAACGTTTAACGATTGATTTCACGAATAGCCCCTTTGTCGAGTCCGAGCGATGTCAGATAGAGGTACGTCTTGCGCTTAAACCAGTAATTGGTCAGCGCGGTAAAAATGGCGCATCCGCCGCCCACGTAAAGCGCCATCTTTTCGGGCGACATAGCCCCGAGATACGCCAGCGCAACCGCCAGCCAGTACGCGATAAACGTGGTGATTTTTTCCATACTCAGTCCCATAGATTCACCGTTTCGGTTCTGGCCGCGCTGTCGGTTTCGGGCAGTTCAACAGCCGTGCCGTGTGGCAGGATGACACCGAGCTCGGACAGGCCGGGATTCGCTTCTAACACGGTTTCGACCACCCCCTCAGTGCGGCCGTAATACCGGACACAAATTGCGTCGAGGGTGTCGCCCTGCAGCGCATAGGCTTTCATCAGATTTGCCCCACAATGCAGCGCGCTTTGTCCTGGATGCGCGCCACTGACCAGCGCATATCCCGCCACATTTCATCGATAGTGCTGTCGATGCTGTCGGCCTTTTTGTCGCCTTTGGCGGTCGCATCCACGCCGCGAAAACGCTCGTAAAGCGTGGCCGCCGTCATGGCACACACGGCGTTGAAATAGTGGAAAACGCGCACGCTCTCGCCGTCGAGCTCGTCGGTCGGGACGTCTTCCAGCGTGGCGTAACCGGCATCGAGCTGACGCTCGCGCCATTCCCCCAGCTCCGCGTTAGTCTCCGCAATGGCGGTCTTAATCGCCCGGCGCAGGCGCACGGGGGAAACCGTCTGCTCTAACCGCATTTCCTCGCGCACGCGCTTCGGATCCACATCAGGATAAAACGGGGTGTTTTTGATTACCGGCTCGCTCACGCCCGAGGGCGGTATCACCACGCCCGGCACGTCCTGCGGCTCTTTTTTTGGCTCAATAATCAGTGTCGTCATGACAACCTCGGGTAATGGGTGGGCGGTGGACGCCGGTCGCAGTCAGGGCAATTGATACCCGCATTGACCGGCGTGCCGCCCGGCTCGGGGAGCGTTTGGTTAACCAGCGACTTTCTTCGGACGTCCGCGCCCTCGTTTCGCCGGTGAATTGGTGTTTTTAGCCGGTGCCTTTTTTGGCGCTTTTGGCGCGGTCTTCCTGACGGGGACAGGCCTCGGGTTTAGCTCACGGTTGAGGTTCTCAATGTCTTTACGCACGCCGACATGCGTATCGAGCTGCAGCGCTCGTTTCAGGTGCACCAGTGCCTCATTGCGCTGACCATCGTCTCGCAGCGTCAGACCGGTGACTTTATGCAGGCGGGCGCGTACCTCATCAGGCATGTCGGCGGAAAGCGTCAGCTCAATGACGCTCAGGAGCTCGGATGCGTTGACCGGTTCACCGGCTGCGCGGGCGCGCAGGGCAGCAAGTGCCACCTCTTCGGCCAGCATATAGGGCGCTGAGCGTGCATGACCCGGCATTGACAGGTTGTAACGCAGCGCATAACGGGCAATTTCAATCGCGCCGGTGATGTCACCCGCATCGAGACGCCAGAGCATGACCGTCATCAGGATGTCATCCTGCGCGCCGGTGCCGTTTTCCAGCACGCCAGCGACCCACGGCAGATACAGCGGCAGCAGCTCGCGTTTTTTCTCCGCTTTGCGCTCTTTCGAATGGATTGTTTTTAACGTCCGGCGGTCTGCGGCCAGCTTGACGAGCATTTGCTCGTAAGCGGAAGCATGACGCAGCGGGACGTTATCCCGCTGCGATGCTTTCATGGCCGAGACCCGCATCGCGTGACGCTGAGCGGGGCTCGCCATCGTTTACGCCTCCCCGCCTTCAGCAGATTCAGGCGCTTCAGCCGTTTCAGACTGAGCAGCCGGGTCAGCAGTACCCATCGCCTGTACCGCTTTCACAATGGCGGCTGCGAATGCGTCCGCGCTGGTCGGCTCGGTCGTGGCGTCTTCTTCCGGCTCCAGAATCTCGATATTTTCAATCAGACAACCGGCCTCGTAGTCTTCGATAACAAAGTCGACTTTGACCTGCTCGTAGTTTTCCACGCGGTCGAGTTTAGGGTTTTCGATGATGTGGCGGCGGTGGCCGTCCTCATACAGATAGATGGAAATGTTATCCAGCGTGGTGATGAAAATACTGTTGGCCGGGAAGAACGGCGCGCGCACCGCCTGCAACTGACCGATGGTTTTCTGGCTGATAATCAGCTCACCGGCGAGCTGTTCTGTATTCGCCTGGAATTTGTTAATCATCGGGAAGTATTTGTCGGTCAGGATGCGACGACCACAGATGACAACCATTTCCGGGTTTTCGCGGTGAATTTCTTCGACCAGCGACTCGAAAGCATCCATCACCAGAGCGTCAAGGTTAGCGTAGTGACCGCCTTTGCCGATTTTGATGGTGTTAGAAATCACATTCCCGTCAGCATCGGTGATGCTGGACATGACGCGCTCAGGCGCATCGTTGCGGTATTTCTGCAGCCAGCCCACAGCCACATCCTGAAGGAGCGGGTGTTGTTTGCGGTCGGATGTCGCCGCACGGCTTACACCATTAAAACCGATGGTGATGTAATCCAGCGCCTGACGCTTAATGATGGCGTTACGGATACGGATCTGGAAATCCTGATAACGCGCCCACAGGTCGAGTTTGTTATAGGTGAGGTGATAGTCGAAGTTGACCGGGTTACAGAAGTAACGGTATGCATCCAGTTTCGAGAAATCAGCGGTCTGACGCTCGACACCATTCGCGGTGTCAGCATTGCTGGCAATCGTGCCGGTGACATCGATCCCGACTTTTTCCTCGGTCAGTTCGCCCACCGTCACCATGTTGATGAGCTTCAGGAATGAAGACGATTGCTGGATTTTGTCAAACAGGGTTTGAGTGACAGACGGCTCAACGTTGAATTTCTTGTTGAGGTCAGCCACCTCAACGCCGTTCAGCTCGGCGATACGGCTCATGTACTGATTGAACTTAAAGCGGGTTTCTTTACGCATTGTTTTTCTTTTCCTTCAGGGGGCGGAGTTTTCAGCAGTCAGTCAGCGTGGTCGTCACGACATCGCCGCCGGTGCTCAGCTTGCGGCGCGGCTGAGTGATGCTTTCGGTTTTATCCAGCGTGGTTTTGATGGTGCTGAGTTGCTTCGTAGTGGTGGTGGCCTGCTCAGCCAGCGCTTCTTTGACGTCAGCGAGCTCGGATTCAATCTGGCTGAATCGGGTCTCAGCATTTTCGTCGCTGGTCTGCACTCGCTCGGCAATGGTCGTCACAGCTTCACGCACGTCACTGAATCGGGCGTCGTCGCTTGACTGTTTACGGCTGAAAATGCTTTTGACGGTGTCCGTGACTTTGGTCAGCAGCGTTTCCGGCTGGTCTTCAAA